AAGCCATCCGTCAAGGTTGCCGAAGTTCGCAGTGATATATTCCTTGACATCGTCCCCAAGCTGTGAAAGTGCGATATCCTTCGCCCTTTTCAACGCTTCCACTTGCGATGCCGAGTCGAACTTGCCGTTTGCCTTTAAGCTCTCGACATAGGTTTGGAACACACTGCGCACTGCGTTCAGCACGATATTCGTTGCCGTAGCTAAAAGAGCAGATGCTTTTTCGTTCTTGACCTTTGTGCCGATGTATTGGATGAGTTTCGTACCCGCCCAAGTAATAAGCGGCAGCAACACTGTGGTCACTACCGCCGAAATGATGTTTATTAAAATGTCGTTCATATCGTTCCTCCTAGTTTTCCGATGCTTGCTCGATTAAGAATTCATCGAGTTCTTTGTTGATCTGCGTGTAATCCGCAAGTGCGTGTTTAAGCTCGCCGTTGGTCTTGCCATCACGGATTGCGATGCTGTTTGCCTCGGTGAGTTCACCGATTGCCTTGATGCTTTTAAGGATGAGAAAGTTCTCCTTCCTATGAGCCTCGTTCCGTTTCTTCTCCGTATCCTCGTGACGTTTGAAGAACCTTTGAACCAAGAACACCACAACACCGCTTATAACGCTTGCGCATACGCTTATTACGATTGATGCAATCATATCAGCCCTCCTCAAAAATGATTATTTCCGAAAGCAACAGCATATCGGTTGCCGTGGGGAAATCCGCCGCCGACCTAAAGTCGCTCTCGTGAATTGTTACAGTAGGAATATCGTCAAGCTCGGTTTCGTTGAGCTTTGCAATTTCCGCATCGAAGGCTTGCTTGGATTTGACATCCTTGAGCTTGAGCCTTCCGCCATCGATGAAAACAAGCTGACCATCTTCAGTTTTCTCCGCATAGGTATCAACTGCTTTCTTTTCCTGGGTGGAATAGAACTCGTATTCTTCGTCCACTCTCTTTTTGAGCTTGACAAGTTCACGCAGTATTTTGTAACTGGTGAAGTGCGTGTCCGTGAGCTTTGCAAGAGCATCTCGCGCTTGCAGTACATTGATAAGTTTCATTTCTTTATCCTCCAATTTTAATTGAGCCAATCTGGTGTTTTCGGTACTTCCTTGGTTTCGGTAACATTGAGCCAGGCATCGTACCATTCGTCCAGCTCTGCCCTTTGCGCTTCGGTTAAGCGGTCATACCATAATGCACCACGGTTGATAACCGAGAAACACTCATCTTCCCGTCTCCGCCGTAGCCCATTGATTTCCGACCTTGTTTTGAACTCTGCTGCTTTTGCCTTGTACTCATCGGTCAGCGTGTATTCAACGAAGAATAATGCTCCGTTGTAGCCGTTCACAATTCGGTATTTGGTGCTTTCCATTGACTTGCACCGCTCATCGAACTTCTGAAAGCCGTCCTCGATGATTTCTTGGTTTTCGTTTTGAAGATAATAAATAAGCATAAATCACTTCCCGTAAATAAGGCAATAGAAGCCTTTTTGATAAGTGCCATAGTCGAATGCGACATAAACTGTTGTACCGCTTATGGTTACACCTACGCTTTGATAGCCCTTGTTCGTAATATTCGTATATCCGCTCAAATTCGAACTACTCGTAGCAGTCGAGCGAGGACACACAACTGCTCCTAGGACTGTGCTTAACCCGTGCATAGACTGCGAAATGCTCACAACATTGTCATCGGATATACTCGAAGAGTAGCTGTAAAAATAGAACTTGTGTCCACCCAGGTCATAGGTTCTGCCCGTGTAGGCATCACGCATTCGCCAAGTTCCGCCGAGGTAGCTGTCATAGACAAGCTCTGCAAGTGTGTGGCTTGCAAACCGCATATATGCGCCCCATTCGTACTGCGCAGCATACGGCGATTTCATATAGCTACGGCTTATGCCCAAAATGAACGGCACTGCCGAACCCGTGGTGTAGCCTTGGTCGACATTGTACGATTGCGTTGAATAGGTTGTTATGCACCCCTCCGCAACCGTTGTATTGCCGTTGCTCGTATAACTCGTTCTCTTTTGGTATGTCGGTTGGATTTTTATTCCGCAGTAAACGCTTGACGAATATGCCGAAATAGAAATCATACTGTGCGACAATGTCCAACCACGTGTACCTGCCGTTTGCTGATATCTGCTGTAACAAGTGTTTGCACCAAGGTAGGTTGTGTAGTTCCCGCTCGTGATTTGAATAGACGAACCACCACTTGCATTCGTAAGACTGCTTGAGTTGATGGTGAACCCACCTATCGTTCCGCTCGTTGCCGTTATCGTTCCAGAAATCTCTGCGTTCGTTGCGTAGAGCTTACCCGCCGAAGTAACATAAAAAGTCCCCGCACCGAGTCCAATTCCGTCCGTGCCAATATAGACACCCTCGGTTGAACTGCTGTACGAGGTCTTGGTTTTATAGATTGACGAAGTCGAAAGCGTAAATCCGCCTATCGTTCCGCTCGGTGCTGACAGCTTTCCGCTGAATACTGCCGTTGATGCTTTGTCGATTCGCAACCCCGGCAAGCTGATGTAATAGTTTGAATCGTTGTAGTTTGCGCTGATGTAGTACTGCGAGTCTCCGCCGAAGTACAGCTTTCCGTCAATGGTAAGGTTGCCGATTGAACCGCTTGTTGCATCGATTGCACCAACCACCGAAAGACCACTGCTCGTTATCGACATCACAGTGCTTGCATTCGAATAAACATAGAAACCCGTGGACTTCAGCACCCAACCAAAAGATGAAGAACTGCTGCCGTAGGTTTCGTCCACCTTCTTGGAAACCTGTGCAGAGATTTCCGTTGTGGTTTGCTTAAGCGCCGAAAACTCCTGAACCACGGAAAGGACTGTGTTCTCCGCTTCCGTAACTCTTGTGATTACCGCGGAAACCGTACTCGTCAACCCGTCAATGTTGCTTTCGAGCGAGGCTTGCTTTGTGGTCAGTGTTTTCACGCTCGTTGAAAGCGTTCCAACGTTCCCCGAAACAACTCCCAAATCGTAGTCCAAATCGCTGACTTCCGCCGCCAAATCATCGACTGCGTTCTGTGCAAGGTTCGCTGCGCTTTGAGCGTTGTCCGCCTTCTTTTCCACCTTCTCCAACTTCTCGGTTGTCGCATAGGCTTTCAAGCATATTTCGCCAGTGTCCAAGTTCCAAAACGAAGAACCATCTACCGATGAAATCGTGCCTGCTTTTATGATGTTTGCCACGAGCGTTCCCGAGGTGATGAAGTCCGCCACAATCCGTCCGTCTGCGGTGATAGCCGTGTCATAGGGGCCGTTGTAACCCTTGCTCGAAAAGCCGAGTCCGTTCACGTTCCACCGCCAAACATTGACCGCTTCCTCTATTGTCGGCGCATCAAGTATAAGCAGTTCGTAAGGCTGCCCCGTATCCGTATGCGTGTGCATAACTACATAGCCACCCGTCTGCCCCGTTATTTTATCCGTGGCTTTTCGGATGGCAGAGTTGATAAGCATCGGCACTCGGTTTGCAGATGCGTTTGCCTTGTCGATTACCTTTTCAAGTTCCTCGGTACTCTGCTCTATGGTGTTCATTAAGTTGGCTTTTGCCGAACCCAAGGAAACCGAGACATACTTTTCCGCCAGGGTGTTATAAACAGTCTTGATGACCTTTGCCTTGGCTGTTATGCCCAGAACAGAATGCTTGATTGTTACGGTGTCGCAGAGCGTTAAACGCTCCAAAACTGCAGCATATTCGGGGGTCTGCCACAAAGGTTGAAAGGAAACTGTGATATTCGGAACAGCCGCATCAAGCGAATGTCCCTTGATATAGGACTCCACTTTGTTGCGCAACATCGACTCCGTGATTAACGTCCCGTCATCAAACGAATCCGTCAAATCAAGGAATAAAGTCTTTTTGTGCAAGAGCTGACTGTTCTCAATCGGCACAGTGATTTCGGGAAGCGTTACGAGTGTTTCGCCATCGTCCTCATTCTCCATAAAAGCAAACGGCAGCACTTCTGTATATACTCCGCTGTCTTCGCTCTCGTGGACGAACTTGGTGAGGTTCTTTCCGTACTCGATAACAACATCCGTGTGTTCGCCACGCCCTTGGTGGTGCTTGATATTGAAGTTGTCCCACTCGAATTCACCACCCCAAAGGTTGAGAACCGAGCCTTCCTCTCCGCCCAAGCAAGCTCGTATGCTCTTGGGTTTAAGAACCGAGAAATCCTTCGCTGCGGAATAGTCCGTTTGGAAGGTAAAGTTATGCGGACTAGTTGCGTGTTGCAAAACGTAATCCATAGCCAATTGCGGGGTCGTTGCCAACTTCTCAAACGGCATTATTCCTATCCCCGAAAGGTCATAGGAAATATGCTGTGCGTAAATGGTTATAGTCCCGTTAATCGGCAGCGAAATCTTGTAGATACGGAACGCTTGCGCTTCCTTGGTATCGTTAGGTTTCGCCTTTATAATTCTGTCTTTCAAGATTTCAGTGTAAAGCCGACCACTTGAAGGATAGGTCAACTTGCACTCGAATGTTCCGTTGCGTTCCTCCGTTACTTCGCAAGTGAGCGTTTCCGTCAATGCGCCAATACCGAAGGTGCTGAAATCGGTGGCGTCTGCTTTGAATAGAATCGGTATCATAAGCACACCCACCTTGGTACGATTTCAATGCTTTTTATCGCACCCTCAAACGATATTGTATTTCTGCCGGGATAGAGAATTGGAAATCCGTCTCCGCTGACAGTATCGTTCTTCGACTGAGTATCGTGATAGAAATTCATCTGTTCGCTGTCACACTCGGTATAGCCGTTCAGCGTTTTGAAGTACCAGATTTTATTCGAACCTTCCGATTGAATTATCAGCGTACCCTCGCCCCTTCCGTTTACCTTGATATACGGCTTTGCGTTGAAAGGATAAGGGTTTATAAGCGTGACCGCTTCCGCACTCTCAATTTTCCGCTGTCCATCATTTGAGAACCTGAACGGGTAGCAAGAAAAAGTAATCGTAAAAGTACCTATCTTTCTGCACTGCTCTCCTATGTCGAGCTTGTTGCTTATCACCGCCTTGCGGAAGAACAGCGTATCATAGCTATCCGTCAAAATATGGTAGCGATCAGGTTCGGTGTAAAGCCAAGCCTTGATTGCCGTTATTTTCTCGCCAAGTTGCTCTATGCTCCGTGCCGGTACAAAGCAAGTGTAAGATACAGTTGCGTTTGGAAATCGTCCGCTCGGCACTAGCAGTTCTCCGTCCCGTCCAGGAATAGTAACACTGCTAATGTCGAACTTCGGAACTGAATAGATACTCTTGGACTGTATCCGCACACCCATATCAGCAGACGATATTCCGTTGTATGTAAATTGTGTCATGCGAATACTGCTCCTTTTCTCTTCATAAAGTTTCCTGCCGTTTCCATAATTTCGTTGGTTAAATCAGCTATATCCTCGCCCGAATAGTTATTGAAGTTGTCAATGTTGAGCTGAATTGTCAAACCGCTTCCGCCGCCCAAAGCCGTGTCATTTACCCCATTGATGGTCTTGTTAACATCAAGCTGTAAGGGTTCGGCAGCGAAGTCGGCAGATAGGTCATTGAATACGGAATTCAAGTCCTTGGTCATATCCATTGCCGAGTCCATAACTTCCCCGGCGGAGTCGTCAATACCACCCGCCAAGCCTTCCATCATCATGTCACCGATGTACGCCATCTTCGTTGACGGAGAGTGAATGCCGAAGAAGTTCTTGATGCCTTTCCATAGGTCTTTCGCCCAACCGCTGACCTTATCCCAAATCCAACCTGCAAGGCTCTTGATACCTTCCCATAAACCACGCACCAGGTTTGCACCGATTTCAACAAATGAGCTGATACCTTGTGCAAAGCCATCTACCAGTGCTTTTATGATTTGCGGAACTGCCTTGACAAGTTCGATAATAATCTGCGGCAAATTGGCAATCAGCGAAATAAATAGCTGAATACCCGCTTGGATAAGTTGCGGAATTGAACCGAGAATTGCCTCGATAAGTCCGTTTATTATCTGCGGAATCGCCGCCACTATTGCCGTTATAATCTCGGGCAAAGCACCCACGAGCGAAATCAAAAGCTGTATGCCCGCTTGAATGATAAGCGGTATTGCACTGATAACTGCATCGATTATGCTCGATATAATTTTCGGAATTGCCTCCACTATCGCAAGGATAATGTCCGGCAACGCTCCTATGAGCGCAGTCAGTAACTTGATACCCGCATCGATTAAGAGCGGGATTGAATTCAGCACGGCTTCAATGATTCCGTTTATTATCTCGGGTATCGCTTCAACGATTGCCTCTATAATCTCCGGCAGTGCTGCCACGAGCGAAGTCAAAAGCTGAATGCCTGCATCGATAATCTCTGGAATTGAGCCGAGAATAAAATTGACGATTGCCTTTATGATTTCGGGCAGTGCTTTTATGATTGTGGGAATTGCATCAAGGATGCCTTTCACAACTCCCTTTATAAGTTCTAGCACCGCTTTCAAAATCGTAGGCAGATTGTTTATGAGCGTTTTCGCTACTTGCACAACCACGTTTACGATGGCGGGTATTAGCTTGGGAATTGCCTTTGCTATCCCCTCCACAAGCGTTGCGATGACTTGCAAAGCCACATCAATTAAAAGCGGAAGCATTGATGATTGACTGTTTCACTTCGTCCAAAAGGTCGATTGCTTTCTGCATGTCGTTGTGGTCACCGAAAGCCATAGTCGAAGGATTGTGAATCATCATAAGCGCCGTGGGACTCA